TTAAACCTGGGCGTGCCTCCTAACTCAAACTTCTTATCTTTCAAGCTCATCAATTAAGATATGTGGGTTTTGCTATATAAAAATTTCTTAAATAGCACAAACAGTTATATAACGGATTAAACATTAATCGTTAATGCCAGTGGGTCTCTACACTAGGAAAGGTAAGAATGGTCGAACGATGTATTTTCGGAATGGCAAGCTCATCAGCAAAGCATCCTATAGTACCTCTCGCAAGCGTAAACGTTCAACCAGGAAAGGCCAACCTCGTAAAGGTGCACGTCGAGCCTACACTAGAAAGAGATCTACTGGCAATCCAAGGAGAAAAATGAAAACAATTCCACATCCAAGTATTAGCGGTATGGCTAGTGGCTTGGCGATAGCTGCATACCTTAATGCTGGTAGAACCGTTACGGGAGCAATACCAGGAACTACTACTAAAGTCGAAGGTGTAATTAAAGATATTACAGATGGAGACCTTGGTACTGCATTTAGTACCCTATCAACTAACGCAATTAGTATGATTGGTACGGATGTTGGAAGAAAGACGTTAGTGACTGCTTCAGGCATAGCAATCTTAGGAGCCTTTGCCAGGAAACAGTTTCCATCACTAAAACTAGGAGGAAGTAAACTATACTTCAGATTGTAAAATGGTAACAACAATAACAAGAACTTTTGACGCCACGCCCACAGATAAAGAATATTTTTCTTTAACTGACAACATGAACAGCTCAAATTTGGGTAATATACAAGTCCCACAGGGGTCTAGTCGCATTTCCAGAGTGGATTGTGCTTTTGATGTATTCAATGCAAAAGGCGCACAGATCGCCTGCAGACTTCTCGGATCTAATATGAGCGAACAGAATTTCACCATATGGGGAGCAGCTGGAGATACAGCAGACGCTGCAGCTTTTGATGGTTATAATTCTATTCCCGTTGCATTTCCTTTAGCTGGAGTTAACAACATTGACCTCCAGGTAGCAGTACAGTTTTCTTCTGGTGGTTCTGCAACCGCTAGTGGTGGATCTGTAACTCTCTACTTCGAGTAAGCCTTGCATGGTTAAAAAGCGAATAGCAACCTTTCTTGCCGCAGGTAAGGGTCTCTCTATCTTAGGTGACCATTGTTACGCCATAAGCGGTGAAGTACAAGATGGCGCTAGTGGAGGAGCCAATTCAACCTTATTTCAATTTACCACAGGTAATTATTATATTAAAGGAATTATAGATTTTGCCAATAATATAAGCGTCAATAACCAAACCTTTCTAGCATTAACGTTTAACGGTGTGTCGGTAATGGCTTTCGATAACGATCTTGAAGGAACCTTTCAAGACCAACCTGTAAAACTGGATGTAATTATTCCACCATATACTCAGGTAATTATGAAATGGGGAGCGAACGCAACTAAAGAAGGATATGCTGTTTTAACTGGCCGTATCTATAATGCATGAGCCTGGCCGCATCTAAATCCGTTTCAAGGGCCAAGGATGGTAAGATCTACGGATGGAGTGGAAGTTATACCCTTACTTCTTCTGCTGTTACCCTACTAGATTATACAAACCCTTCAGCATTTTATTTAACTAGGGTAACTTTGGGTGTAGACTGGAGTTCTATTTCTGCTGGTGAGATTCTAAGCTATACAATCAATGTGGACGGTACCGCATTATTCGTTGAAAAATTTGTGGTCCTAATTAATAATATTGGGATTCAACCTAAGATGTTTGAATTTATAGTACCTCCAAACAGCACGGTTAAGATCCAAGCAACGGAGAGTGCTAACAATGGGGCTATTTCGTGTATCTTAACGGGGTATAGGGTATAATATGGCTAAGAAAAACAGTTTTGAAGAATTAATGAAGGGTATCGACTGGAATAGATATCTCCCAGCAATAGTGGGGATTATGCAACCAGTTGTCATTTTTGGAGCCTGGTTAGCTTTTTCGAAAATGGATAACAGAGCTGATGCACTTTCAAAACTTATTGCAATTGCTGAACCAATACCTACCCTGGATCTAAATATTCCTTCGCCAGTTGTCTTGGCTTCTTTGTATCATTCAGTAGATGAAGTTGCAGATGTTATAGAACAGGTTATTAGATTTATTGAAGATTTAGAAATCCCTTCAGCTGAAAAAATTATAAATGAAATTAAAGAAGAGCTGGGTGAAGTTATACCAGGCGTTACAGATGAAGCCAAATTCCTCCAGGACTTTGCCGCTTGCAAAAAAAATGCTAAAGATACCCTGGGAATCCTATACAACAAATATACTGCCTATCCCTGGATAACTAGTTGCTTGATTCAAAAGGGATATACCAGGAAGATAATAGAAGAGAGAGTTAGACAGGCACTTGGAATATGACTGATTTAACTTTTGCTCTAATCTGGATTCTTTCGTTCTTTCTCTATTTGGGGATCTACACTTGGCATATCCCACTTAGGACCCAAAAAAAAATAGAGTCCTGGTTGAAGAGTGATGAATCAGACGAAACCCTCCTACTGTCTCTGGAAGTGATTACTAAAAAAATTAGAGAACAGATGTTAATTGATTTTGAGGAATTTATGCTTCCTCAAGCGAGAGAGAATCTTCAGAAGTTTTGGGCTGGAGCAATGGGCAATGCCGCTAAAGAATTGAAAGGTTCTGAGGAGGGTTCTAATTTGTCTCTGTTGCATAACATCACTCAGGATCTAAGTGGTCAACCTTGGTATGTTCAAGCCCTGGCATCTAAAATGTTACCGATGATTACTGAAGCAGTCAAAACGCAGCCAGAACGCACAACTGACGCAGTGGTACGCATGGGATTGCAGAAATAACGCACTTACAACGCACCACAGCGCACCAAACTCGCTTTTTATACCCTATCCTACCCCACTCCTTTTCCTAGTCCTCATTCTTTCTTTAAATAAAATGGATTGAAGAGCTAATATTCAATTTGACTGCGGACTATTTTACTTAAGATTTTTTGGCAGTCGTAACAGATCGTTACTTCAGTATTGAACTTATCAGACTTATGATGGTCTTTAGACTGTAAACAAATATTACACCTACGTCTCATTGTTTTCCTGACCAATTTTATACGCTATAGCTGATAGGTCTTGGTGTACCTTATCAAACATATGCCAAGGTTGATTCTTTCCCCATAGGTCAAAATGTTGCTTTAGATGTATTTTAATATCTGTAATATCACACATTACCTGGTATACCTCATCTTCGTCAATCATCTTTAACCCCACAAGGAATAGGAACCATCTTCACGACGTTCTAAGGTCCATATGAACTCTGGATCGTTCCAGCATGTTGTAAACCCTTTGTTAGTTTCTAGCATAAACGGTAAGTCTTTGCGTATTACTTCTGCTGTTGTTTCCCATGTTACTTCTAAACCCTCTTTAGAAAGAGAGTAAGAGGAATGGGGATGTTTAAGGATAGTCAGGGTAAGAGACCACTTAGAGTTCTTATTCTTACCGTAGCCTGTGTCCCATTCTGACTCAAATTCTTCTGGTATAGATCCTTTTACAAACTCACATACCTCACCAGGTTGTAATTGTTTAAACCTGGGCGTGCCTCCTAACTCAAACTTCTTATCTTTCAAGCTCATCAATTAAGATATGTGGGTTTTGCTATATAAAAATTTCTTAAATAGCACAAACAGTTATATAACGGATTAAACATTAATCGTTAATGCCAGTGGG